ACATTATCTTCTATTATAACATTTTCTGGTATAAACACTCCGGCTGATATATTAGTGTTATCTCCAACTACCACGTCCCTACCTACTTCGGCATATGCCCCTACCTTAACATTCTTACCGAGTTTAGCTGATTCAAATACATTTGCCTTATCACTAATCATATTAACTCTAATATATTCTTTTTAATGGACTCATAAGAATAATACTGATTTACCTTTTCCCAACAAAATTCAATGTCTTTATATACAGTATCTATATTTTTTACATAACCATCAAATACTTCTTCTAAATATTCCAAATCAGTACCAACTGTTCTCGGAAATAAATTAAAATTTGCATCATTATTACCACCAATATTAATTGTAGAAAGTGCTGCACATTGACTGGTCTGTAATCCATAGTGTAAGGTAGGGTCTAAATTAAAATGAAATAAACAGTCCTTCCATGAATTTAAAAAATCAAGATATGCATTATCTCCTCTGCCCTGTGTTTTAGTTAATTTTCTAACTATCGGTATTCCATGTTTTCGTGACATTCTTTCTGAAAATTGGTGTGTTAAACCATTTCTTTCCTGTGATGGATGTTGATATGAAAATATTTTAAATTCTTTCTCATCACTATAAAAATTACCACGAAGATAATCTATATCTACTGCGTGTGGTATCCAATCAAATTGTTTATCTGTATATTTTTGGAAATACTTAATATTTTCTTCATGATTATATTGTAAAAACACCCTATCCGATTGTTCAAAACAAACTTTTCTTAAATCATCAGTTTTATCGTTACCGATGATTTCCTTAATTGTAGACCAAACCAAAGTATTTGGATACCTACTTTTTATAAATTCTGGTGTATAATCAACCATTTTTTCATTTGCTAAAAATATCAAATCAAAATCAACATCTGGCCATTGTTCAAAATCTCCCATTCTCAAATAATAACTGTCATTATTAAAAACTAATGGGTAATTAAATATTCCTATAATAAATTCATTCTTAATGGCATCTGGATGTGAATACTCATCACCATTTAATAGATAAGCTTTCCCATCCTTTACTTGAAAACTTGGATTTCCTGACTGTGATACTAAAGCAAATTTCATAACACCTCATAATATCCACCAACACCAAATGGAACTTTAGTGTTAATTGTTAAGTGATTACTTTCTATATATCTTGATTTTGGAATAATTCGAAAGTCCATACTAACTCTTGTAATTGATGTTACATTATCTTTATTACCATGTGTAAGTTTGGAAGCCTCCCATTCTACACATTCACCATAACCCGAATCTATAGATTTAAAATCCCCTTTATCTTCCTTTGATTCTGCCCATATTGTATTAGTACCATATGCCTTTGTAAGTGGAAGATAATAATTTACTTCTCTAACTTTCTCTGCCCATTCTTTATTTCTATAATCCTTATCTTTGTGAAATTCACCAACTGAAACATTACCAGGTAAATGAATTCTAAATGTTGGTATCTTTTGATAAACTATTTCTTCATTAAATCTTGGTTTAATTATATCAGTTAAAAAATTCACATAAACTTTACTAAATGTTTTATCTATACGAATCATCGTATAAAACATTTTATGCCATTGTGTTGATTGGTCATGTTCCCTATCAAAATGCTTATATTGTCTAATTTCATGAAGTTTAGATAGGTCTTTTGTATCTAACCAATTATTAATTATATTTTTAAATGGATATTCTTTTGTATCATAAGTTGTACGTCTCACAAATAAACTTCTCCTTCTACAAAATTATGTGCGATTGGATATTGTCTTTGTGATTCGTAACAATTAGAATACCTTACCATTAAATGATTAGTTCCACATTGATTACTAACATTAACTCTTGCCTTTGACTTAATATATAATTGAATTCTCAAATCTATATGTTTCATATCTAATGCTGTATTTACCCAATGAAATGGTGTTTCTGAAATAGGTTTTGATGTATAATAAAAATATGGTAATTGATATTTTGTAAGTATGTTCGTAAAATTTTGAACATCCTTATCATAACTCTCTTGATGATGTTCCCCCATCTGAGTTCCAAATCTATCAGACACTAATAAACAACCAAATTCGTTATCACCAACGGTCTCACGGATGATGGTATCTCCAAACTTTTCTTCCTCTAATGACCAATACATTTCTGGTTGTGAATCACTCATTTCTTTTTCTGTGAATTGCCAGAACTCTAACATTTGTTTAGCAAGTGGTATATCGGTATTTTCTTTATCATATATTCGATAGTGATCGTGAAATACCTCACCATCTACCTCATCAACAAACTCATCTACGAATCTATTGTTATCAAATACTACATGAACATTATTATGGTCTTGACCAAATAACTTTTTTAGAAGTTTTTTAGATGGAACAACTACCTTGGATTTTGGATACTTCTCTTTCAATAAACGAGGTATTGCTGATATGATTCCCCAATCACCAATTCCGTGAGCAGTTCTTATAACCATAAACTCTTGTTTATCTAAATACTCATCAGGTATTCTCAATCCTTCTGATTTCTCAAACCCAAGATATTCCGTTTCGTGAACTGGATGAACTTGGTTATCTACAATTCTCCAAAATATCACTCCGAATACCTACCTTTTTGAGATTTATTCCACAATCGTTCATATAAATAAAAATATACTATCCCTGTTACGTTCATAATTACTGCATTATAAAGTGGTATATCAGTTAATCCTAATGCCAATACCATCCAAGAATTACTAAATGCTACAACTCTCCAACCAATAGATTTTCTTACTGACCGTTCACGAGTTTCTTTAAACATCTACCAACTCACTTCCCAGTCATCAAACTCCTCTGCAATACAATCTACTTTGTAATCTTTTCTTCCACCATCGTCAAGTTGATCCTGTATAACGTTCTTCGCATTATTTCTAATTCCATTTAATCCATGAGTTAATCCAAGATTACCATCACCTTCACCTTTTCGATACTCGGTTTCATTATGCCAAATATGTAGATTCATCTGTGATAAAACTATAACTGCCCTAATAAGTTTCCCTAAATTACTATAATCGTATTCTTTAAGTAAACCCAATTCATCTAAATCATGAACTATGTCTTGGATTTCTTTGGCATATTCTTCTTTATGTTCTGGTATAAAGACTTCCTTTAACTGAACAATGGAAAGTCTATCTATTAATTCACTAATTGTTGGTAAGTATTTTCTCATATAACTTATTCTGTTGTTCTTGTTTATCTATTGTTTTGTGATGATATAACGATAATTCTTCTTGTGGTGGTAAATGTGCGTAAGTTTTACATCCACTAATATACTCATGAACCTTTCGAGTCCACCTAATATCTTCTCTTTTTTTAAATACTCGTGCTTGATAATCTGGATAATTTACCCAACCTTTTTCTGTTACTCTCCATCCCCACTTCATACGATGTTTTTCGGTAAATCCTTCTACTGTATTTACTCGTGGCACCCACACCAAATCCACGTCATTCATTTCTAACATTTCTGGTAAAATATTAACGAGATTCTCATGTGGAATCTCGTCTGCATCTATATGAAAAATATAATCTCCATCACAATTTTCTATTACTGAATTCTTTTGTGATGCGAAATCACCATCAAGTTTTCTTTGATATACCTTTATAGTTTTGGCATGACCATATTGTTGTGACCACGATTGTAAAACAAATTGTGTATCTTCATCTGAATAATCATCACATATAACTATCTCATCTTCTGGTCGTGTTTTGTGGATGAGAAATTCTAATAACTTATTTAATTCATCTGCCTCATTATGAACGGTGATACCGTAACTAATTTTCATTTTAGTCTACCTTAATACCTTGCTGTTCAGCCAATAACAACACCTTCTTTTTGGGTAATTTTATTGGTTCAAAAAATACAGCACTTTTTCTAACTTGATCCCAATTATATGTTCTAAATTGTGCCTTTTTTCCTTGTGGGGTTTTCTGTATTGCGTCATATAACTTTTTATTTGCTCCCCAAGTTCCAATATACTTTCCGTCAATGTTCGTCTTATATATCTCATTGTCCAAATCTATAATTTCCAACTTA